AAGGTGCAGCATCAGCTACCGGCAAGGATAGCATTGCTCTTGCTGCCGGATACGGGTGTAAGGCTAAGGGAGCTATAGGTTGCTGGATAGTCCTCGCAGAACGTGGAGAGTGGGACGGTGATACCTACCCGATTAAGGAGGTCAAGGCGTTTGAAGTTGACGGGGAAAAGGTTAAGGCTGACACATGGTATATGCTAGTCAATGGACAGCTTAAGGAGGTTTAGCGGGAGTAATTAATTCAAAACCAAGATAGATATGAATAAGGAAGAATTTTTGAGCAAAAGAAATGCCATTGATTTAAAGCTAAAAGAATTGAACGGCAAAAAGGAACAGCTGGAAAAGGAATACATTGAATCCAACCAAGGATTCCCTATTGGAAGCAAGGTTTGTATAACAGTCCCGGCTCATGGAAGGATATTGGTCCCCGAAGTGAAGAAGTTAGCCTATATTGCAGATTATGAGATTGATGATAACGGAGAGGTTGTTCCCTCTTTAAGACAGTTGGATTGCAATGGGGGCATGTCAGAAATGCCTTTATATGTTAATTTTAAAAAGGTTATAATTGAATTAGCGTAAATTATGAAACAGAAGTTAGAAGAAGCAGCAAAAGAATATGCAGAATCAGTAATTGATTCATTCGGGACAAACGGAATTCCGAATGGCGTTTCCGGTATTAAGGGAATGATTGCTCTAGGTTTTGAAAATGGCACATCATGGCTTTCAAGCCAGATTAAATCTATCATCCTGGATGATACGTTGACAGATGGGGAAGTCATAGATAACATTAGTGAGCTATTGAACCAACAAGGATGTATTGGAACGAATTAAACAGAAAGGAGATTAATAGTGAAGTACATGGGTAGCAAGGCAAGAATAGCCAAGGATATCTTGCCTATTATATTAGCCAACAGAAAGCAAGGTCAATACTACGTAGAACCGTTTGTCGGTGGATGCAATACCATAGATAAGGTGAATGGTAACCGAATAGGTGCCGACTTTAACAAATATCTTATTGCTATGTGGAAGTTCCTCACACAAACCAAACTTGAATTTCCGCATTATATAAGCCGTGAAACCTATTTATATTGGCGCGGCATTTGGCATAAAAGAAGTTGCGTTGATATAACTTCCGATGATGCTATGATTGGCTGGGTAGGATTTATGGGGTCTTTCAATGGTCGTTTCTTTGACGGTGGATATTCCGGGCACGATGTCAAGGGAAAATGTGGGAAACGTGATTATATATCCGAGCAGATAAGAAATACGCTATCGCAAGTTGAAAGTTTAAAAGGGGTTGATTTTCGATGGTCTCACTATCAAGACTTAACCATACCTCCCGAAAGCATAATTTATTGTGACCCGCCTTATAAAGGAACGAAGCAATATCATATATCAAAAGATTTTGATTACGGGAAATTCTATGAATGGTGCAGGCGCATGAAATCCGAGGGGCATTCAGTCTTTATATCTGAATATGATATGCCCGCTGATTTTGAATTAATTTGGGAAAAGCCTATAACTAATTCCATGAACCAGGTAAATACAAAAAAATGCGTGGAAAGATTGTATATAATATAGAGAGAGGAGATTGATTATGAAAGAACTTATTGACTATTTGAATCAATCCGGATTGACGGGATTAGTACGTACATATATGATTGTCGGAGGTATTTCATCTGTCATTGTATTTATTGTGACAATATATATGATTATTAAAATGTCACGTGCTCTTAATGTTAGGAAAAAATCTATGTTGGATTTTCAACGTAGACGCAAAAACAAAAATGATTATGAAAGATAAATCGAAATTAAAACATATAAGTATCCAATCTAAGGTGTCTCCTGAAGCGGCTGCATGTTTGGATGATATTGTCAAAAAGTATAAGTTTAAAAGTAGATATGAGGTGATGCAATATCTACTCACTGCGTTTTTGTCATATGTCAATCCTGATTACGGTGTGTCGGAAGATATAGATATATCATACGTGAACGAATTGTCAAAAGTATTTGAAGATTTCGAAAACAAAAAGAATAGAGTTATATCAACGAAGCCAAGAGGCAGGAAGTCATTAAGGATGGTAGGCTCGATATATATATTTAGCGAAATCGGGAAAAAAGGATATGTGGCAAGGAATATTAAGATAAACGGGGATGATATACATACCAACTCAAGGAATAGTGCATCATTGGAAACAGTGGTAAGACTCCTTTTCCCGTCTATAGCATCCCGATTAGACGGTATTGGCCGTACTATAGGAGAGTGTAGATATGAGGATATCATATCAGACTTGATAGAGCAATGCGGGATAACGGGTGAAGACAAATTACATAATGAGATTACCAATGAGCTGAATCACATATCGCCAAGGATTGAATATGGCGTGGTCCCTAAAAAAACAAGAAGTAAAAGTGTTGATGATGAGCAAGGATTATAATTATAATAAGATGATCCAGTCAAGAGATTGGCTCATCTTGAGGAAGAAGAAGATTGGGAATAACCCATTTTGCGAAGAGTGTTTTTCAAAGGGGATTATAACTCCTGTGTCTGAGGTTCATCATGTTGTTCCTGTCGAGAGCGGAAGCAATATGGAGGACATGAGACGATTGATGTTTGATTATAATAATTTGAAATCGCTGTGTCATGAGTGTCATACAAACATTCATGCCATGATGCATTCGCATTCGAAAGAATATATTAAAGAACGCTCAAGGAAGGACGCAGAACGATTTGCAAAAAAATATTTTGAATGACCGGGGGGGGAGTTTTTTTTAAAGCCCCTACTTTTCTCAAATCCTCTACTCCTACCCAGAGAGATTTTTAGGATTCTGCGTTTTTTCTGTGGGGGTAAAATAGGGATTGCAAAATACGGGTCGGAATCAGCAAAAGTAGGTAGTCTTAAAATATTTAACTATATGGCTAAAAAAAAAGCGAATAACGAAATCGATAGTTTAAAAAGGTATATAAGGGGCATTCTCCAGGAGCGGGATAAATACTCAAAAGAAATGAGCTATCAGATAGAACTACTTGCTTCTGATCTTTTGGTTTTTCGTAGGATTCGCGATGAGGCTCTTAAGGAAGAAACTACTTTGACTGTTATTGAAAAAAGTAGGGAAAATTGTGACCGGGTGAAGGAAAACCCGGTGTTCATTTTGATGGCGAGATATGCCGATAGGGTTAGGAAAGATCTAAGATCGTTGATGATGAATCAAGAGATTCAACCGGGCGGTGAAGCCGGCAAGATAAAGGAAGATGATCCGTTGTCAAGACTAATGGAGCATCTTAATAAGGAAGATGATTAATGATGAATGAGAACGTAACTGCGAAGGATTTTAAACAAGGGTTCGTTGATAAGCTGCTCAGTATAGACATTGAGAGCTATCAACTTGATTCTATAGATCTGAGGTTGCAGACTTATGTTTCCCAAGTGTGTAATTCCCCTGAAAATCATAATTTATATGAGATATTAGCCTTGTTGAAGTTCTTTCGATTGATGGATAATTACGTTTTCCGTCCTTCTAAAGTCAAGCGGTTCGTGAAATTGTATGAGTCGCTGAAATTCTCCGGGATGGATGGGCGAAGATGTTATAAGTTGACTCCGATACAGTACTTTCAATTTGCTTCGATATTAGGATTTTACCATTGGGAAGATGTGGGGGATGCAACAGGGAAGCCGGATGATTTGGAAGGTAAATATCAGCGCGTGCTTGACCAGAGAAAATACGAACTGCGGCGGTTGGTTCGCGAAGCGATACTTTTTGTACCAAGAAAGTTCTCGAAAACTACAGGCACGGCATCATTGGCTGTTAATGAGATGTTGTTTGGCGATGTGAATGCGCAGGCTTATACCGCTGCAAACTCTTATAAGCAGGCGAAGATCTGCTTCGGGGAAATATCGAAGATAATCAGGCAGTTGGACCCGAAAAAGAAATACTTTAAAGCGACACGGGAGACTTTGAATTGGAAACCGAATAAATTTGAAAGAGAATCGTTTGTAGAGTGCTTGACGGGTGGTGGTGATACCAAGGACGGATTGAATGCCTCATTGGTAATATTCGATGAATATGCTCAGGCGAAGTATGTGAAGGATCATTCGGATGGTGCAGAATTGCTACAGGTCCTTACATCATCTATGGGTGCAAGACGTGAACCTCTGACGATCATAATTACAACCGCAAGCCGCGTGGAGGATGGTCCATTTGCATTGGAGCTGGAGAATGCGAAGAAGGTATTATTGGGTGAGTATAATGACGATTCTCAATTTGCCAGCATCTTCCAGCCCGATGCGTGGGAGATGGATGAAGAAAGCATGGGGTGCCCCGCTGTGTGGAAGAAGTGCAATCCTCATATCGGTATTACGGTCCAGGAAAGTTATTATACCCAAAGATGGGCTAAGGCCCAACGTGATGCAGAGGCGATGATAGAGTTTAAGACGAAGCTTTTAAATATATTCGTGTCAGGAGGCATAAAAACTTGGATTTCCCAAAATTTAGCACGTTCCCTTTCCGTTAATTTGGATCTTGACTCAATAGATGGACGGCCGGAAACTATGGTCGCTATGGACCTTTCTGTAAGTGATGACTTCTCCGTTGTCGCTTATAATATATATAGCAGGAAATTGCGTAAATTCTTCGTGTGGCTTGATTGCTATATTCCGGAAGAAACCTTGGAAACCCATCCGAACAAGGAGTTGTACAAATATTGGAGGGATGCCGGCTATCTGAAGATTTGCCCGGGAGCTGTTATAAGCGACTCCATGATAGTGGAAGACGTGTTAAAGCGTAACAGGTCGCTATGTATCTGCCAGATAGGATATGACGCATACAAGAGCCAGGAGGTGGTGAATGCATTATCGGCTGCGATATCGTCTACCGGTACAGACCCGAGTAGGATTTTGCGTGCAGTCCCTCAGACGTATGGGGCATTTACCTCGCCCGTAGAAACGTTTGAGATGGCGGCAAAATCCAATCCGCCAAAAGTCGCTTTGGCGAATAATCCTATATTATCCTACTGTTTTGGAAATTGCTATCTCGATGAAGACAGGATGGGCAATAAAAAACCCTTGAAAAGAAAGGAGAATTTGAAGATTGATGGGGCTATTGCTACTTTAATGACGTTTTGGCTGTTTAATAACTATGAGCAATAAAGTAACCTATTACAGCTAATTCGTGGGTATATGAGCCGTGGTCATAACATTAAAAGAGGCTCGATAAACCGATGGATAACTTTTTCAGATTTTTCAGACGAGAAACAAAAACGGCATCCGGGAAGAATACTACGGTATCGACCGGCAATTTTAAGAGTAATATAATTTATGCCAACACAGATGAATCGGCAATGCGTATTGCAGCCGTATATAGGGCTGTGAATCTTATATCCGGTGCCGTAGCTACCCTTACGCTGCAATATAAGAGGCGTGATAGGGCTAAAAATTATTTTAAAATTTACGACAATGGGTATGGTGCAAGGGTAAATTATCTATTGAGTGTTCGCCCGAACGACAGAATGAATTCATTTACAATGATGAAGTATCTCGTTGCAATGATGCTGCTTAAGGGTAATGCGTATATATATCCTAAGAGGGCTGTTACCGGAGAGGTGGAGTCTCTTTTTTTATGTTCCCCCCGCTCTGTTGTGTATGATGTCTACTCCAATACCTACACGATAAGTGACTTGGTTAACGGTATAAGCGGGACATTCCCGGCATCGGAAATCCTCCATTTTAAAAACATGTGCATGGATGGAGGTTATATGGGTAGGTCTACGGTATCCTATATCAAGGATACATTAAGTATAGCCACAACTGCCAATAATGAAACCCTGAAGAGGTTTGCCACAGGAGGCCGGCTAAAGGCAATCCTGCAAAACAATACCAGCGTGAAGGGATTCGGTGAATATCAGGATAAAGAGCTTGATAAACAAGGACAGGATCTACAGGAGGACATCAACAAGGGTGAAGACATTTTGGTTGTAAGGGGTGATGGCACCCTGACTCCAATCAGTATGTCATCTTCCGATATGCAATTTTTGGAAATGGTGAAGCTGAATCTCCGTGATATAGCAAGAGCTTTCAACGTGCCTCCAAGCAAACTGATGGATGATACTAACGCCAACTACAAGAGCGTTGAAATGTCGAATGTGGGTTTTTATACAGAGGCATTGCAGCCCATAATCACAGAAATAGAGAGAGAATTTACGGCTAAAATGCTGAGTGTAAATACATATATGGATTATAAATTTTCGTTTAACCTTTCCAGCCTCTATGCCTTGGATGTTGACAGTAGAGGCAAGGCTAACCTGTCACGACTGGGGACGGGCCAAGCAACCGTTAATGATATAAGAAGAGAGAATGACAAGGAGCCTGTAGAGAAGGGTGACGAAGTTTATTTAAGCACAAATCTTGCTGTTTTAGGCAGTGCTAAGTTAAGCAAGGAGGGTAGTAATGCGATACAGACGAGCGATGTGAAAAAAAAGGAGGAAGAAGATGATGAATGATGAGTTAAGAGTAGTGACATTGGAAGAACTCAAATTGCAGATGCATGAGGATTTCGGGGATGAGGATGCTATCATTACAACATACGGTATTGCAGCGGAAGATGTTGTCATTGACATGACGCGAAGATCTTATGAAGAGCTTTCGGCATGGGAGGGGCGTGGTTTCCCCGTCAGATTAAAATTAGCGATATTAATGTTGGCGGCACATTTTCACCGGAACAGAGAACCTGTTGCAGCTGTGTCTCAAAACCCCGTTCCTTTTTCCGTGTCGGTGTTGGTAAAGCCATTCGTAAAACTTTCAGATAGAGAATAGAATATGTTGACCGCAGGAAGTTTGACAGAAAGAGTAGATATAATGGTGCCTATCGTTACAAGAGGCGATATGGGAGAACAGGTGGTTGTTTTTACAAAGAAGGCTACCGTTTGGGCTGCTGTCCATTTTCAAAGGGGCGCGAATGTATTAACTATGGGCGAATCATGGCTTTCGCGAACTGTATCCGTAACAATGAGGAATAATAGTATAATCCATGATAGATGCCGTTTAAGATGGGATGATAAGACTTATGCGATAGATAGCCTTAATCGCTCCAGGAGAGATGGAAGTATTACTATTGTTGCTTCGGTTTTGGACGAAAATGAATAAATCGAGTAACCTGAAACAGGGTATCAAAAGTATTATAAAAAGGGCTGATGTGGCGGTCTCCTATAGGGCGGTCTCCTATAGAGGAACTAATAGGATGATTTAAAAAAGGCATTAAGATGGAAAACAAGCAAAAAAGGGAAATAAGATGCATGGTTGGAGGCAGATTCCAACCTCATATTAGAGAAGCCTCCGATGAGGCTCCTAATGAAAGGATAATAGAAGGGTATGCGATAGTTTTTGGGGTAGAGAGCCGGTTATTGGTGGATTACTGGGAGGATTATAGGGAAATTATAGAACCCGGTGCCATTACGGAAGAAGATCTAAAGGGTATGGATATTAAGATGACCTTATGGCACAATCGGGAGAGGCTGTTGGCTCGATCGAACATGGGTGAAGGCTCTTTGAAATTAAGCATTGATGAGACAGGTGTAAAGTATGAATTTGCAGCTCCTGATACCCCGGATGGTAATACGGCATTGGAATTGGTAAAGCGTGGCGATCTTGCCGGCTCCTCATTTACTTACTGGTCGGATGAATCAAGCTCTGTGAGGTACACCAAGGATAAGGATGGTATCTTATTGCGTCATGTTAACCGCTTGGATGCGGTTTTTGAAATGACTATAGCAAGTGATCCGGCATATACGCAAACCAGTGTGACCGCTCGTGAGATAGAATCAACTGGGATAAAGTTAAGGGAAAGAACGTCTGTATCCACTATTGGCAGGAAGGTTGAGGAAATAGACCGGATAGAGAGAGAAGTTATTTTAAACACATGTAATATTTTATAATTATGAAATCAGGAAAGAAAACAGTACAGGAACTTTTGGCGGAAAGAAATTCTCTATTGGAGAAGAGAGAGGCCGTCAATATCCGCATGAATGAGTTGATCGATAAGGCTAAGGCTGAAAAACGTGACTTGTCACCCGATGAAAACATTGAGTATCAATCTCTGAAGAATGATTTTAACAAACATTCTCGCGAAATTCAGATGAATTTCGATCTGACAAACATGCAGAAGTCAGAAAAAAGAGAAGAAAAAAGCAAGAACCAACTGCTTAGAGAGTGCCTTCAAGCGGTGAAGAGCGCAGGGAAACCCGGTGATTTCGTTTTAGAGCGTGAATTTACAGGGTTGAATACAGCTTCTATTGAAGCCGGTGGCATGATTCCATTAACTATTAAGGATATCCTTCCTCCCTTGGAGATGGGGCTTATTTTTGACAAAGTAGGTATTCCGGTGCAGACAGGAGTAAGCGGGAATATCCAATGGCCTGTAATGGGATCGGTTGAGGCTGAGATCCAAGGGGAAACATTAGAACTGACCGACCAAACTATTGATTTGAGTAAGATTGCAGCCAAGCGTGTCAGATTAGGGATGTCAATATCGGTATCTAACCAGGCAATTACTGATAGCTATACCGATTTAGTGTCATTGATCCAGGGACAATTGCGGGCCGGATTGCAGAGGGTGTTGAATCGTGTAATTTTCTCCCATCAGAATTTTACAAGCGACCTTCACGGTCCTTTTGCAGGTGCGAAGGCGACAGGTGCGTTCGCCGGTGCTGTGCCGACTTACAAGGAGTTAATCGCGATGAAGGGAGCTGTAGCAGCAACAGGTGTGGAAATGGTAGGTTTTTGTTTTGTCATGAGCGAAGCAATGAAAGCTGCATTGGAAGCAACTCCAATTGACGCAGGAAGTGGCAGAATGGTTGTTGAAAATGGCGCGATTGGCGGATATCCGGTATTCTGTACCGAATATATCAATTACGGCTCTAGTAAGGAGAAGGCAGACGTAGAGTATGTTGCGGCCGGATGTTTTGGCTACTTGCCGACAAATCAACACGGAGAAGTAAGATTGATTATTGATCCGTATACTCAAGCCAAGAAGGATGTAGTCGTTTTCACCTTAAACTCTGATTGGAGTATTACTACTCTGCGTAAGGAGGCATTCGCATTGTATAAGACTGTCGGGGCTTAGTAACAATTAATACCGGCTTGGATAAGCCGGTATTAATCTTTGGTTATGGGTTTAAATAAACGACTCTTATACAATGCAAATGGTGCAAGAAAATCCGGTGTTGCCTTACAATTTGATGGGGATGAGGTAATGAGGATGCTTGACCGTATGCTTTTTGGTAATGTAGTGAAAAAGAAGGATGTCCGTAAGATTATAAGGCAGGAAATTGCCCCGGCCCGAAAGGACGTGATAGCCGCAGCGAAAGGAGCCATGAAGTCCGATCCAAGAAACGCCAAGATAGGCGTAAAAACTATGGTTTACAAAAACGCCACAGGTGCTAATATCAGCCTGTTTAACCGCAAGGGAAGTGCGAAGTCGGTTAAGGAATACAATCCGCCACGAGGTGGCAGGTCAGGCATTAAGAGAAATCGGTCGGTCAGCAAGGATACTGCCCGGATAAATTCTTATCGTGGGCGTGACAGGGCTTTTATCCTGAGATTTATAAACGATGGAACAGAAGGCAGACATGCCTTTAAAAAGTCCAGGAGTAAAAACAATCGTACTGCCTATAGGGGAGCGATAGCGGCTAGGAACTTCTTTGGTGTAGCCGAAGAATCGATGAGGCGTGCTTCTGAAAGGATTTCCGACAGGGTGGTTCGATTAATAACAGAAGTAAGCGAAGGAAAATGAGCATATTGATAAGTAAACATATAGTTAAACAGTTAAGTGCAGATTCGGAAATTGCAAAAAGTGTAGGTGATCGGATCTACCCGATAGTTATCCCGGAAGGCTCCAATTATCCGTTTATCATGTTTGAGGACTACGGTTCAGGACCGGAAATAACGAAAGATGGTACATGTGAAGACAATGCGAGCTGCAATATTGCCATAGTAGCGAAAAACTACAATGAGGCGGTTACTGTTGCAAATAAGACACGTTATGTGCTGGAAGGCAAGTCAGCAAGGTACGATGGCTTCGAAGTGACAGAGTGTAATTTGGAATCATGGAGTAAAAACTATGATGCAGACTTACCGGCATACGTGGTAAGACTGACTTTGAATTTTAAAACGATTGATTTTTAACAATAAATTGATAGTAATATGGCAAAAGCAAAAGTATTGAATGGTAAGGACTTTATGATTTTCATGGGTGGTAAGGCTACAGCGTTGAGCACCAGCCATAAACTAACCTTATCAGCCGAAACATCCGATGCGGCTAGCAAGGATGATGGTATGTGGGATGAGAGTGTCGTTACAAAGATGTCATGGGAGGCATCGACAGAAGCATTGGTTAGTGCAGATCCCGAAGTAGAGAGTTTTGATACGATGTATGATAAGTTTATTGCCGGCGAACCTGTAGATGTTGTATTGGGTATCCCCGCCAATCTGAGCAATGATGGGGTTCCGGAACAAGGATGGAGTTCTCCTGCCACCAAGCAGAGCCAAATATACTATTCGGGTAAGGCATTGATTACTACGTTGGAACGTACGGATGCCAAGGGAAGTAATTCCTCCATGACGGTTAGTCTTAGAGGACAAGGAAAACTTGATAAGAAAACCGGAGCAGGAGGTTATGCTTTAAAATCGCCCGTGGCTTCATCAGTGAAGGAAAATATTAATGAAAAAGAAGTTGAATGATGAGAACAGTAACTATCAAAGGTGTAGAGTATAACTTAAGATATACTCTACGCGCTTTATTCATCTACGAAGAGCTGAAGGGAGAGCCGTATTCTGGTGCTAAGATTATAAATAACTATATATTGTTGTTTTCTATGCTGCTTGCCAATAACAAGGATTTCTCTTTGAGTTTTAATGAGGTGATTGAGGCATGTGACGATAATCCTTCTATTTTTCAAGAGTTTGTTTCTGTTTTGGAAGCGGAAAATGAAAGGGTGAGAAAAATGGCTGGGCATGATTCGGATAAAAAAAAAGCGAAGAAAACCGAAAAGGGATAAGTGTCATAAAACTATATGAAGAGGTAGTCGGTAAGGGAGGGCTTTCGCCCGAATATTTTTTTGACTGTATGACATTAAACGAATGTGCGGCTTTTATCAGAGGCATGAACCGGAAAGAACAAGAAGCGTGGGAGCGAACGAGAATGTTGATGTACGCTGTTGTGCAGGTGAACTCGAGAGACCACCTTACACCTGATGCCTTGTTGCCTTTCCCATGGGATGAAGATCGGGAACCTATAGAAATAAATATGGACGAAGTTAATGAGCTTCGCCAAAGAGCTAAAAAATTTGAATATGAGTGACGCTATTGTTAGACTGTTGTTGAATACACAAGGATTTGACGGTAATTTGAAAAAATCAAAGAATGAGATAAGCCGTTTTAGCGATTTTCTGGCAGGTGTCGGAGGAGTTGTTACGAAATTTGCCGGAGGTTTGGGGGTAGCAATGACAGCCGGGGAAGCTTTCAATAAAACGTTGCAATCAAGCCAAGTTTTAGGTGATATGACTGCAAGCACTATGCAATCGGCTAAAGAATCTGTAGATCAGTTTTTTTACTCCATAGGGAATGGGGAGTTTAGCAGCTTCTTAAGTGGGTTGGATGAAATAATTCAGAAGGCAAAAGAGGCATATGCGGCAATGGATCAGTTAGGGAACACTAAGATAAGTTATGGCTATTTTAGTTCTAAAAACGAAGCTCAAATACAAGAAGCACAGTATGTTGCGAAAAATAAGTTTGCTCCTTTGGAAGAGAGGACTAAGGCTTTCGGGGATTGGCGGAAAGCCTTAGAGCAGCAAAAACAAATCAATGAAACGTTAAGGAGCGATTTGATGAGTGCTATAACAAAATCAGTAGAGTCTGAGATAGGCACTGGTAAGATAAAGGTCGGTTTTGAAGATGTAGAAATGGCTTTAAAAATTGATGTTACCGACCCCGCCAAGAGAGGCGAATTAAAAGAACGGTATTCGAATTCATATAACGCCTATCAAGCAAGGAAGGAATATCTTACAAAAGCAAGAAAAGGCGCATCGGATGAGGCTAGAATTGAGGGGATTGATAAGGAATTGGCTGAATTGGACAATATATATAAAGAGACTATCATAGTTAACGCAATGCTCAATAAATACAAGGATGAAGAGTTGAGTAATATTGCTGCCATGGCTTCGGAGTACCAAAAAACATCATCAGCCTTAAATTCGATTAGCAGGGAGTACAATGAGACCGCTAACGAATTTAACAACGCAAACAAAGCGATAAAAGGGTTTGTTGCGGTGGCTAGCTTGGAGGGATATAAGGTATATACCGGTGAAACAGGGGATAAAAAGCCTATAAGGGGAAAGAGTGAATCTACGGATTTTCGAATGGCTTCATTCAACGCAGAGAACTGGGCGAATGAAGAGGCCAAAGGCTTGCACAATGCCTTACGGAAGAAGATAGAGTCAGGAGAGAAGATAAAAATCGTTCCCATCGAGGTTGATTTGGACAAGATAGATATTGCGGTAGACAAGGATAAGTTGCCTGATTTTTCCAATCAGATAGATAAAAACAAACAGTATGCAGAATCGCTAGGTTATATAGGAGATGCATTTAGCAGCATAGGATCTATTGTTGACGATTCCAATGCAGCAGTAATACAATATTTCGCAAATCTTATAAACTCGATGGCAAGTGCAATTCCTATGATTGCATCTATGGTTACTGCAAAAGAGGCAGAGGCTAACGCAAACGCCGAAGCCGCAGCTACAGGCGCAGCTTCTTCTGTATCATCCATTCCATTTGTGGGACCTGCCATGGCTGTAGCTGCGGTAGCATCTATTTTAGCCGCTTTTGCTTCTATTCCCAAATTCGCGGATGGTGGTATTATTGGAGGCTCTTCCTTCTTTGGAGACAAGATGATTGCTCGTGTTAACAGTGGAGAGATGATATTGAATCAATCTCAGCAAGGGAGATTGTTCCAAATGATTAACAGCGGTAATTTGGGTGGAAATGTAAAGGTAGATGGAGAGATCAAGGTGCGAGGGAAGGCTATGTATATAGCTATTCGGAATTACATGAAATCAGAAAACATAAAATGGTAATATGGGACAGAGATACACAATACATTTTAAAGATTTTCGCAACAGTTCTTATGAGGTAAGAATATATATAGATGGATATTCCGGTACTGTATCTGAGTTGCGTGGTGCTCCATCTACTTTTGTCGTGACGGGGGATGATGAAGGTTTTATTTACCAACCTGTCCGCACGTCAACTGCTACGATTAATATTCTTGATAAGAATTTGTTACTGGATCTGTTTAGCGTTAATAGTCAGTATGCTCCGGTAAAGTTATATAAGAATGGCGTGTTGGCATGGACAGGATATATCACTCCGGAACAGTTTACACAACCCTATCTGCCGACCATTGACAACATAAGCGTTGACTGCGTCAGTGCCATAGCCACGCTTGAAAACATTAAGTATGAGCAGCAGACAGAGTCGGGATTCATCACCGCAATGGAGTTGCTAAGATACCTTATATCTTCCGCCCATGGTGGCTATGAGTCCGTATATATCCCTTATGTATATGCGTCTTCCTCCGCTGCTTACTCTTCGGGCGAGAACGTATTGGATAAACTCAGATTCGCGGAAGAGAACTTCACCTCAGATGAATTGATGCTGGATGAAGTATTGTCCTACCTCATGCAGTTCTTTTCGTGGACGCTGTATGATTACGAAGGCAGCCTGTATATCATCGATGCGGACTATACCGGTCAGTATCGCAAGTATAATGAGGCATTGGCATCTTATACAATGGTGTCGGTGAATGATGCCACATTGCAGGATATCGGCTTCGCCGGCAGCGACAACACCATTGACGTTTTGCCGGGCTATAATAAAGTTACTGTCAAAGCCGTCAACAATGTGTTTGAGGACTTGGTGGTTAATGAGGATTATGATTACCTGGAATGGGCGGGCGGCTCGAGTTACAGCGATAAGGATAAGTATGACATCAAGAGGTTTCTGAAACCGAAGGAATGGAAGATGTATTACTACGATCAGAACCGCCATGAAACCATACTGAGTACTAATATTAACGATAACATATTCGGGGCTGTCCTGATGAAGGAAGCGTTGTTCACCGGTGGCGGAGACCCGCCGGGGGATTATAATTGGGCTGACAGTATCCAGATGCGGTCTGCTACGGTAGATGGCGTGATGGTTTTTGACGAATACCAGAAGGAAACCCTGCCTGCCTTTACGATGAGGGGTCCTAATGCGGTCTGGAAGGACGGTGCCATCGGCATATCGGGAAGCATGCGTTTCCCCTCCGACAGCCGCATGAACTATATCTATGACGGTGATATGAATATCTCTGCCAATATTCCTTACGCATGCTCCCTTAAGATCGGGGATAAGTATTGGAACGGCAGTGGATGGCAATCCTCATTCGTCCGGTTTGAAATCGTTTTCGAGACGGACAATATCAAGAACTGGGCGAATGTGAAGAGCACGAAAACGCCCGATATGCCATATAGCGGACTGTCCGGGTACATCATCACTCTTCCATCGGACGTACCGATTATCGGAGAATTGGAATTCACGATGTACTGTCGCAGGCAGAGGGTCGCTCAGGAAGTCGGTTTTATCGCATACGGTGCCGTTTTAAAGGACTTCCGATTTGACTACAAGAAGAAAGACGGAATCATCGATGAAGGCGAAGACGGTGACCGCTTGTATGAGAACGTGGTCAACGATAAGTTCATGTCCGAACTTGACGAAGTTGAGTTCGGCATAAGCTCTTATAATGCGGACGGGGCTTCCTATAGCAAGGCACTGTTGGGAAATGACTTCTTAACGGATAACCTGTATTCCGTCATCGAGGATAAACTTGTCAGACCCGAAGAAGCCTTCATCCGAAGGGTGATTAACCGCTATAAGGCAACCCAAATCAAGTTAACGCAGGTAATAAAAAACGATGGTTCTATCCATCCGTTTACCCGGTTGTATGACAAATCAGCGGTTAATAAGAGATTCATGCTGCTAAGCGGTGTATGGGACTATGAGCGGAATAATATTCAATTATCGATGGTAGAAAATGGGAATTAAGTCAGAAATAAGAATAACAAACAGAATCGTTCCGAGAGAACGTGACGGAAAGTGCGCGTCAAGGACGGTTACGGTTACTTCAGGCGGAGGTAGCAGTGATATAGAAGAATTGTCCGATTGGTTTCTGTCTTCCGTGTCAGATGACGAAGCGAAGGGGGTGATTAATTTCCTCAAGGGAATTAAGATTAGTGGGCATGATTTAAAGCGTATCTTGGGAACAGAGGCGGAAGATGAGGATATTACAGACGATGACATCCTTACAGGGCTGTTTGTTCTTGACCATTTCATTAGGAAGGACAAGCCCGACACTGCCGGTGAGTTCATAACATTTTTGAAAGGATGGTACGGAGGAAATTTTCAGCAAGGATCTACAGGAGCGGGGTTATGGCAGGATGAGCAGGGTGCATGGCATTTGGAGCTTGATTATGCCCATTTCCGCAGGAAGCTGACAGCCGAAGAAATAGAAGTGCAGAAAACCACCCATATCGGTGGCAAACTGATGGAGACCGCTGCCGGAATGTCCTGTATCAAAGTGGAAGACTTGGGAGATTACTGGCGATGCTACATGCGGACTAAGGATGCGGAAGGAAGGATCATATACAATCAGTTTAAGGTAAAGGACCAAGCTTTGGTTGAGACGTTTAACCTGCAAAAACAATCGGACGGGACGCTTGGTAATCACTTCTTATGGCGATTGGTGGTTGCTGTAGGTACGGATTATATCGACTTGTCTAAGGATATATGTGCCGCTGAAAGTGATGCTCCTTTGGTCGGTGATGATATTGTGCAGTTAGGGTACCAAGGTACGGATGATCCGAACAGGCAGAACGCGCAGATATTGGCAGGTGCCGGTGAAGGCTCACCGTATATCAAGCAATATGTAGGCATTAACAGTTTTGTCTTGCCGGAAGAATATACAAGGATTAAGCCGGGAGATAACCTCTTAACCGGGCGTATGAATTTACAGCCGGGTTCCACCGGTTCCGCCAATCTGACCGACCTTCCCGATGAGATATATAATGCCGTGCAGATAGGTAATGAAAATCTCTTATTAAATTCAGGGTTTACGGGAGATTATGAAAGTGAGACATTGTCCTCTGATACTCAATTGTCTGCTGATACCGAATTGTATAGCAAGCAATTAAAGTATTGGACAGGTGTAGCTACCGTATCCGCCGATAATGCTGCCGGTTCCGGGTATTCCGCCGCAATCGGCAGTCTGTCACAATCGGTGGCCTTAATTAAAGGAGAAAGTTATGTTATATCATTTAAAGCAAAAGGTACATCAGTGGCTGTTTCGTGTGGCGATTTCAGCACAACTCAGCCTCTTACGTCCGGTTATCAGAGGTACACGTTTAAATTCACCTTCAATGGTACAGGTGTGTTTATGCTTAGCGGTACCGCAACCGTTTGTGATATTCAGCTAGAGCGTGGGACCATTGCCACAGACTGGAAGCCATCCATCTTGGATAATGATAAGTCCATGGCAGGTTTTCAGGCTATCAACTATATTGCCAGTGCGATTAAAGATGGATCTGTGGATATCCTTGGTGGTCTGATTTTAGCCAACATGATCCAATTGGGTAATTACAAGGATGGCAAGATGCAGAAGGTTACTGCCGGAGTGAGTGGCATATACAATGATGATGATGATGTGGCGTTTTGGGCAGGTGGCACGCTTCAACAGGCTATATTGACCGTAATGAGGTTTCGTGATGATCCCAATTACCAGCCTACTGATGCGGAGTGGGCGAACATGGCGAATTTTGTTGCCTCTCATGGCGGTAATGTGTTTTTAAAAGGATATATCTATGCATTAGGCGGGAAGTTCCACGGTATCATTGAAGCAATGGGAGGATTTTTCCGTGGAAGGGTTGAGACCTCTGTAGATGGGAAGCGAATTGTCATTGACCCGGAAAAGAATACGCTGGAAATGTACACGGCAGAAGGACACGCCACTTTGATTTTAAGATTTGACAAATCATCGGACGAATGGGAATATGGCGATCTCATCTTGCGGAAGTATGTCAATGATCAACTGGCACTCGAAACTACTGTATATCCGGAGCGTATCAGAATACAAAATCATGTTGAAAAAACGGATATCCTGTTAAATCCCAACAACGTCTCGTTCTACGGCTCTAAGGGTGAGACATTATTGGTCGGGATGAAATCGGTATATAATGGGGTAAGCGTGTCTAAGTATGTGGCGGATATAAGTTGCAGTCATTGGCCCGGTAAGGATGATGTCGGTACCGGACAAGTCTATGTGGATTATGAGACGGTGGAAGGTATTATAACTAATGGGATTTTAAAAGTAAAGAAATAATATGGAACTCAATACAGTCATTAAAACAGGTACCTGGTCTGATGCTGCCGACCGCATCAACAGTAATTTTAGCAAGACTTCCACTGAAGTCGAAAAAATAAAATTAAGCAGCACCCGCAGCAAGGGGCTGTATCCTACTATCGAGGCATTGAAGGCTGCTATACCATCCCCGGTTGTAGGTGATTGGGCTGTAGTAGGTGATACCATACCAGGACCAATCTATCAATGCAAAACAAAAGGTACATGGAGTGCCACAGGCACGACAGGAGGAGGTGGAAGTATAGACCTGTCGGGATACTTAACAGCCGAGGAAATTGACGATGTGACATCAATATAATTTTTAATCTTAAGAAAAATATGAATAAATAATTACATAAGAACAACAACAGCTCAAGTTCTTGCGGAACTTAGGCTATAATAATAGAATTATATGGTTAAAATATACAAACTCATTAAAGGTGGACAGACAATTTATCCGGCTACAACCACTGATGCAGTTAAACATCCCGGAACAGGTACTTCGATAGACGCGCTCATAAACGAGATAAATGTATCCGTGGTCTATCCGACCGGCGGTGTTACTGCCGATAATATCCAAGGCGGTAACAGATATACGCTGGAAACAGCCATAGATAAAGTTCCCGTAGGACTTAGGAGGAATGGATTGAAGGTGTCGTTTGTGGGAGTGACCGGGGAGATCGAAACATGGGAGTATCAAGGCGGAGGTTTTACCAACCGTCAAAAATGGTTTTTTGTGGAAGTTCCGTTTTTTGTTGAAAACAAATTTTACTCCTCTTTTATTAAAGAATTTTACATTGAAGGAACAACAAAAAAACTATTCGTGAAACAGATCAGACGTTCGTCAAGTGGTCAGTCCAATCCTGATACTAAGTATTGGCAGGTTGCAATATGCGATGAAGATGGTAACGTTATAGATTTCTTTTCAAATAATTATGCAGAAGATAACTACCTTGAGTTTAGCGGCTCTATTAACGAGGAAAAGATTACTGTCAAATTAGTTGTTAACTGGTCGGCCTTGCCGGAAAATTCCAATTTTGCAACCAAAGCAAGAATTGAAAAAACAGCTTACAATATAAAGAATTCTCCTTACTTATATGCCCTTTCCCAAAATATAACATTATCTGAAACAATTAACATGCAAAAGATGATGTCTAAGGAGATGGATGTTATAAGAGAAGGTTCGACTGTTATTTCTGATTCCATTCAAAAAGAAAGTGGCTATTTCTTTTTTAAAAAAACGTTTCAATTGCCGTATGTAATGGATAACACAAGTAAACTGTTAATGTACATAGCAGATTCGCAAGGTAGCAAAAAAAATATCCCTGTCACAGGTTTGTACTACACAATAGGATTTAGCGACGGTAGTACCGAATCATTCCAATTCGTGCTGGATGCACCTGTTTGCCTGTATTATAAGAAGCCTATTGCCTCACTTACCGTCTATGTAGGTTTTGACGATTCTCAGGTTTCACAGGATGATAAGCTATTCATAGAAATGCGCGAATTGTCATATAAAATTCAGAATGAGGATATCAATGGAGGCTTATACTTTAATGATTACCTACTTGGTGAAATAATCAAGGAATTTTATTACGTCAGAAAGACAGAGCAGGATAACATCGGTTTAAGGTATTTAAAAATAAGTGACAATACGATTTCGCTTGCCATAGATAAGGATGGTAATCAAGTATCATTTATACGGGAGATGATACCCGCCAGTAAGAGAACACTCGTTAAATTCGTTGAGGATAGTGGAGGTCCCGATGCAGGGGGGTACGGGTACGCTCTATTAGATTTAAATAGCATTAAAGATGGAATGTATTCTTTCAAAAAAAACTGTAAGATGCCATGTTACGATATAACTAACAGTCCTTACATATACGCATACATAACATCTCAGAATATAAACAGAAGCGGTGAAGCCTTGTCGGTAAGAGATAAATTGCAAGCCCAAGAGAGCGTAAACGATAAGATAGAGTTTTGCAAACAGCACATCAGCAACAAAAATGCATCATTGCAAACTATTGCGTTATATTACAACCTCAGACGCAATGCCTTTACAAACAATGTGCTGTATGGGCAAGAAGAAGATTTTACCTGCGGAATAAGAAATGATGGAACACCGTGGGCTAATCAGGAAACCAATCCTTTGTATGTTAAAAAGGTTGATAATGTGTGGGTGGAAAAAGCATCTGATGAAATAGACTTGTCGCTTAACAGCGGTATATATGACATGGCAGGGAAGTTCGGTAATGTATTGGCCTTGGATTTGAACAAATATTTGAATTTTCATTTTTCCGGGGAAAATGAATTAGCCGAATTTTACAAACTTACATTTATTTCTTTGGTGAAAAAATATTATAAAGAGGTCGGAGGAGTCATAACATTTTGCTACCATGCCAACAACCCTTATGGGGACGGTTCATACGACCATATCAACAGCACATACCCGAATGCTTTTTATCAGATACTTAACGAGAAGGATGGAGGTGTCGCAAAAAAATGGTTTGATGATTTTCTAAGATCAGCCTCAGACTTTTTTAACCTTCTTGTCGATGAAGAAGGTAACAAAATTCCCATTATATTCAGGCCATTCCATGAATGCGCTTACAGTATGACTAAGTGGTGGAACAACTGTACATCAGAAGAGTATAAGGAAGTTTGGAGAAGAATGGTTAGGCATATAAATGGAATGTGTACTAATGTGCTGTGGGCATATAACCCCGGTGTCAATCCGTTATCCGGTGAAGATTCCATTTTTGAAAGATACGCGGGCGATGAATATGTGGACGTAGTTGGTTCGGATATCTATTTTAATGATTCTGTTGACTGGAGCGAAGATATAACTCCCGATATTGGCAATAAAATAGAGAGTTTTTTGCCTGTAATAAGGCGAATTGTGATTGCAGCGGAATTAAGAAATAAAATACCGTGTCTACCTGAGACCGGCAATAAATTCGCATCACGAGCTAACTTCTACACCAACCAACTATATCTAAGGTTACTGATGCAATATGATGTTAGATTAGCATACATGACAACATGGCATAATTTAAGGGGTGCTAATGATGTCAAGCCTTATTTTTATACGCCGTATATCAAGGATTCTGCCAAAGGTAGAGATTATATAGAGTTCCTTAATAAAAAATGTATTTCTAAAAATCTCAATCTTTACGAATTTAAATGAAAATAAACTGTATCAGTTGCTTTAGTGAAAAAACTCCCTGCATGCCTTCGCAGGCAGCAGGGAAAAAACTTATGCAAACCTCGCCAGGTCTGTTGGGTTATGAAAAACACATGCAAATATAGTATTAATCTTAAAAATAGACAAAATGAAAGATGTAATTTACAACTTTATCCAACAACACATGATGACACACATCGTGCTGATTGCCTTATGTATCGCTGTCACCATTGGGGCTATGTTTATAGACCTGTTGACCGGAGTTATGAAAGCCAAACAGCGCGGTGAGGCAAGGACATCGACAGGTTACAAGAAAACGGCTGTCAAGGCAAAGAAGTACTTCACACCGTTCTTGGAATTGTGTTTCATAGACTTACTTTGCTGTGTCGTTATACCTTTCCCTGTCTTCTCTATGATTTGGACAGTCTATTGTATATTCTGCGAATTTATATCGGTAAGGGAAAAATCGTGGGAAAAGGCGGAATTGCGCAAAGCAGAAAAGACAATGAGTGTGATAATTGAAAACAAGGAAGATATCGCAAAATTGGTTGCACAGATATTGTTTGAATCAAAGAAGGAGGAAAAGAAGGAATAAAAAAGCCGGTATCGCTATACCGGCATAGTTATCGTCATATCTTTATGAAAAGCAGTATAATTAAATACTGTCGCAAATATACATAAATTATTTAATATAAAAATATATAATATGAAATTAAGAGTAGAAAGATTATGGAAGAAACCCGCTTACACGGTGGGCAGACTGTTTGTAGACGGAAAGCTTTTCTGCAACACACTGGAAGACACCGTCCGCGATTTGAGCAATGAAAAGAAGGTATATGGCAAAACCGCCATCCCTTACGGAGAATATAAGGTGGTATATAATTGGTCTCCCAAGTTTGGCAGGAACCTGCCACGATTGCTTAATGTCCCTGCCTTTGAAGGCATCTTGATACATCCGGGGAATACTGCCGATGACTCTGCCGGCTGCATACTTGTCGGAAGGAATACGGAAGTCGGTCGATTGACCGAATCCCGATATACATCCGATAAGCTCAATGTGCTGATAGAGGATGCGCAGAGAGGGGGAGAAAGCATTACAATTGAAATTGTATAGAGCAGCTTGGCAGGGTTGCAGGCTAAAAAACAAGTTGAAATGAAATGGCTTCCTTACATATTACTGATTGTACTCGCTTTCGGTTTAGGATGGTTTGCAAAGCCATCCCCCGAAGCAGTTATAGAGGCAAGAACGGATACGGTATTCAGCTCAAGCCTTGTAATAAGAAGGGATACGGTCCCCTACTACCTGCCCACTCCTTTGATTTGCTGGCACACGGGCGATACTATCCATGTAGGTGATACGGTGCTCCCTGTCGAGCAGAAGATATACCGGGACAGTAACTATACGGCTTATGTCAGTGGTTATAACCCGAACTTGGACAGTTTGAAGGTATATCCTAAGACTGTCACGGTTACTAATGATATCCATCATGTGATGAAGGTAAAACCTCGTAGATTGGGTATGTCAATCACTGCCGGCTATGGATTTGGCAAGGATGGGCTATCACCGGCTGTCGTGGTTGGGTTAAGTTATAGAATTTGGTAAAACGTATAACATGGACGATATTCAGATTTTCAAGAATGAGGTTTTTGGCGAAGTGAGAGTAGCCGGGACCGGTGAAGAACCGTTATTCTGCCTTGCGGATATTTGTAGGATACTTGATTTACATACAGGTATGACCAAACAGAGGTTAGATGCAAAGGGTATAAGTTTGATTGACACCCCTACAAATGGGGGTGTACAGCAGCTTATATATATAAGCGAAAAGAACCTCTATAAAACGATTATGCGCTCAGACAAGCCACAAGCCGAACCTTTCCAGGATTGGGTATGTGGCGAAGTTCTGCCCTCTATCCGCAAACATGGCGGTTATCTTACGCCCGACAAGATAGAAGAGGTATTGAGCAATCCGGATACCATTATACGTTTGGCAATGCAACTCAAGGATGAGCAATCCAAGAGAAGGGATGCAGAGCAACATATAGCCATCCTGACTCACACGAACAAAACCTATACGGCTACGGAGGCGCAAAAGAAATAGGTATGCGTTCGGCTGCTGAGTTGAACAGATGGCTTGAGAGCGAGAAGGTACAGTATAAGGTAAACGGAACATGGGTTCCTTGTGCCGGTTATGCGAATTTGGCGTGGTTTGAAATCAAGCAGGAAGAGCTGGACAGCGGACGTATAATTTATCATAGGAAGATAACCGGTATTGGCCGTGACGGAATCATTAATCTTTATAGAAGGGAGGGTGAAATGAAATAGGACATCATATCGGGAATTATTCTCGCAATACTACGAGTAGAAGCGTAGTAGTAACAAAAGCAGTTCTTTTACGGCTTAGAATGAAAAGAAAGCCGTCCTCCTTAATGATTGACAGTCGACAGGAGATGAACACCCAAGGCGTTGTTACGGCTTTCTTAAGTTGTAACAAGGTTTTGGGTGTTTTGTTTTCCAATCTTTAAAAAAAGTATCGATGAGAATAGAGGAATTATATCAGGATATCATAATCATGGTATGTGATGTTACAGGCATTGATGAGGCTGACATATTGCATAGCAACCGCGAAGAGTGTGCCGATGCCCGATACCTCCTTGTAATGGCGTTATCCAAGATGATGACCGATGAGGAAATTGGCAGGGTCATACACAGGACCAGGCAGGGTGTATCTTATATCCGTTCCAACAGGGCAAAATTAAGCAAGTGGATTGTGGCAAGCAATTGGCAAGTAATCAGCAAGTATATCGCAAGCAAGTACTTCATTTGCCGCTGAATTATGGCTTCCTTTGCATGTAGCCCAATGAAGGGCTGCAATACAAAATACAAGTTATTATGGAAGCAGAAGTAAAACAAGTAATCAAGGAGAAGGAGTATGTCCATGGCGAAGATCGTAAGGAATATGCTTCTAAGGGCGTGGGTAACGCAGCATTGACTACCGGTATTATCGGTACGGCTCTGGGTGCAGCCGCATTATGGGGCCGCGGAGGTCGCATTTTTGGAGGCGGTGGCGGTATGCCGGAAAACGTAAACATCAATACGGTCAGCGATGCCATTGCCGGACGTTCGGGTGTGGCTCCTACGGCATTCCAGGCGTGGGAGAAGGGATGTGAGGAAGCTTTGAGTTTGACCAATACCATTTGGGGCCTTAAAGTCAACACTCAGGAACAGATGTACGCACATCGCGAGATAGACATTAACGAGAAATGGCAGCTCTACAAGTCACAGGTAGACGGTGACTTCGGAAATTACAAGGTTTCCCGTGATCTGTACGACAACATGAATGACAAGCTGAACACAGCCGCATTCGGTCTGTACAAGGGACAGCGTGACCTTTACGACACACTCAATGAACGCTACTCCGCCAAGTTCTGTGAGCTGGATAAGAAGGTATACGGAATGGAGGTTGCCAACCTGTACCAGAACAAGATTATTCAGATGGGCATGGATAGCGTCCTGAAGGAAAGCATGTGCTATACGGACCGCAAGACATGCCGTGCAATCTATGGTGTGGTGGGTTTGCCTTCAACCCCGACAGTCAGCGTGCTGGAAGGGGCGAACCCTTACGGATGCAACTGCCGCCCGCAGTCAACCGCGCCAAGCGCGTAAGACGTAAGAAACGTTAGTGGTAAGTCCCTTCGGGGGCATACCACTTTCTTTATTAACCACTGACAAAAAAAATAATGAATATGTTTGAAAATGACCCTCTACTTACATCCGGGCGTAACCTGGAACAGTTGGCGCAGGAAAATGAGATGTACCAGCAGAAGTTACAGGCCTTGCAGCAGTTTCCCAAGACGCAGCCCGTACAGCATACCGCAACTCCTGTTTGGGATGAGATAGACCGTATTGTATCATCTCTCAACGATCAGGAGCGCGGCATTCTGAGCAACAATAAGGAATATTACGATAACAGCATGGCTATACAGGAGATGGTTAATGCCGAACTGCTTCTGCTGGTCAAGGGCAGGATAGAAGCGTCTGCCGAAGGCAAGGCCATATTGGAGCAGCAGCTATCATTTGTAAGGCGGACATCGAAAACAGCCAAGGAAGAGACCGCCAGGCGTGATGCCTTGTTCCGGGAGTACGTGACGGAACATAGTGATATGACATGGCAGGAGTTTATCGACTGGAAGAATGGAAAACTTCAATCTAAATCAAAAAAATGATGGAAGCAAAGAAAAGTATAACAGAGATTAAGGACAAGATGGCTGATTCGCTATTGTTGTGGGTTGATGATAGGATTGACACGCTGGTTGAGGCTAACCCGAAGCTGAAGGTCGCTTCGGTATACCTGAAGAGGGGTGCAAAAAACTATATCGCCAAGGAAAGAGACAACCTGAATACAATGATTGACAATGCCTCTTTGTTTTTGTGTGACGAAAACGGCAACATTGATGCGGATATGCTGTTTAATGACCTCATAGTAATGTTTCGCGAGATGGATGAGATGCCGTTCGGGAAAGGCTTTATCCGTGGAACTATAGGTAAGGGGAATATCCGCATTGCGCTTCCCGACAATCCGGTATCGAATATCCTGTTCGGCAATACAGGGGCTATCAGGATTACAGATGCCGACCTGATAGAGCTTAAGAAGCTGATGATGGAATGACATATTGAAAGTAAAAACAAACGTTTGCTGTGACAATTTGATATACCAAAAGACTTCTTTTTGCCTGTCAAAAAGATACAAGTGCCCAGAGAAAACAAAACAGATTGATAATATATAATATTAACGACATGGAATATAAGGATATGATTAGGGATGCCAAGGCTAACGGTGTAGCCTCCGACAAGGCAATGTGGCAGAGCGTGGACACATTGAGTGATATGCTGTGTATCCTCAGGGATGAGCATCCGGACGAATACTGGCGGTTTATGCGCAAGCAGCACGCCATACTGTACGGCAACCACTACGACAGAAATTTTGCCGAAATGGATGTAGAGGGTATACGTTATACAGGACCGTCCGGCGAGAAAAGAACCGGTGCCCATTGGACTGCCGATCAGATAGAGGAAGCTGCAAGGGGTATGTCTTTCCCATCGGGTACAACCAAGTGGGATAAGTATGTCGCGTTTAACTCATTTTATGCCGATATGTGTATGGTCTGTGATGATGCTCAGATCCTCAAGGGTGCCCATAGGTTTTACTTTGCCGATGAAGACGCTCCGCAAGGCAAGATATGGGTGTATATGGCTGCAATGTATGACGCCAGGAAGTAGGTGTAGGCATTCTAAATGTTAAAAAACGCAGTCATTATGAATTTTCTTACTGTAATATTTTGCAGTAACAAAATAAACGCTTATCTTTGCATCATCAAAATAACAATAGAACCGGCGGCAACGGATAAGCGGCATAAGACTATGAAGACTACGGAATTATACAGTAAAATCAAGGAATTAGGTATTAATGCGGAAATGACCTCCATGTTTTCTTACCGTATCAATAAGGATAAGAGATTCAATTTGATACAAGTCTTTGACAAACCGTCTGTTAAGTTGATTAGCTTGTGTGACTCTTATGGTTGTCAGTTAATCGCTCAAACGCTCAACAGGCGGAATGCTTCCGGACAAATTGAGCAGGTAGTAACTTACGATATTTACCCTATAAATCCGAACGACATAGATTATATAGTATGACCGACCGCGAACGTATTGGCAAGCGTATAGCTGAGCTTCGGAAGAAGAAAGGGCTGTCTCAGGTAAGGTTGGCTGAATTGTCCGGGATAGACTCAGGCCATATTGCCAGGATAGAGTTAGGCAAGTACAGTACCGGCATAGATATCCTTGCAAAGATTGGGCATGCGCTGGGTTGCAGGGTTGATTTTATAGAGGATAAATAGATTGGTAAAAGTCCCCGGTTTGATAAAATCGGGGACTAAAATAGGGACTGTTTAATGAGTTATATTGAATTTATTTAATATATAATATAGCCTTACAATAATCTGTAAGAGGTTATTTGCTATGTATAGCACTATATGTGTATATTAAAAAATTCTCATCGGGTGTAC